CGTGTAGTTCGCTGTCTTGCCTTCCTGAATGGTGTTAGCACCCTGAATCTCCAGCTTGCTTAAGGTAGCAGCAACGGTAGCGTGCAGGATGGTCACTGGCTTGGTAGCCTGAACAGTCTGGCCATTAGCAGTGTACGACGCTTGCAGTTCAATCTGACGATCAGCCGTCTCTTCCTTGCGTGCTGTTACCACGTTCTTATCGATAACAGTGTAGGTCTGAGGATTGGCGAGGAACGTCTGCGGAACAATCAGCTCAGTCTTGCCGTTTGACCACGTGATACGGAACGTGTACGACTCGGAGGCTTCGCTTTTGATTGTGTCAGCACCCAAGATTTCCAGCTTCTCAATCTTCTGGGCTTTGACTAACACGTCTTTGGTAGCAGTGTAGGTCGTGCCTTTGTAGAAGTAAGTAGCGGTCAGGGTTACTGTGGTGTCTGTTGCAACACTGCTTGCGGTACCCACCAGCCCATTCAGCGACAACACTTGGTCGTTAGCTGAGGTGAAGTTGGTAGGAGTTACAGGCGTTGAGCCAGCAGACTTGAACTGTGCGACAACACTGAATGTTTGCTTCTGTGAGGCAAACATCGAGTCCTGCCCAACAATCTTGAGGCTAACGAGTTCATCGTCAGACACAAACTTGTTTTTGATCAGCAGGTCATACGTGCCGACAATCAAATCACCATACACAGGGTCACGCAGTTTGGCAGTAACCTTGAGCACAACATCAGCCTGTAAATCAGGTGCGGTTACGTTGCCCTGATCGTCGATAGTCACACCCAGAACGTTCTCTTGGATTGACCACACGATACCTTTAGGACTCTGCTCAACGTGGTCTTCCCACTCAGCAGTTGCAACCATCTGGACTGTGCTGTTGTCCTGCATGAAACTCGCATCACCCGGAAGTGACAGGCGCAGATTCAGCAATCGAGGGCTTGACCACTTGACGTTCTTGTTGGTAGGCTTAACCCACTGACCGTAGAACTTGTTAAGGTCCTGAGGGTCGCGTCGAACAAGAGCCAACACAGCACCAGCAACGGGCGCAATGCTCGAACCAACCTCAGCAAACTGCTTGGCGTTGATACGAATCATTGTACGCGGGAAGTCTGGGTGCTCATGGTAAGTTGGGTAACGCGCATCGCTCATGCGTGGGTCGTCATCCGATACCACTACAGGGTCTGCTTTGTCGCGCTGATCTTCATCACCCGAGTCTTGCAGTGCCTGAACAACCACAGTACCGACACGGGTAGTGTTAGCATGAGGCAGAACGACGTCACCAGCTTCGATACCCAGGTCAGAGGCGTTCTCAACAACACGACGGTAAATCTGTTTAGAAGCAAACAGGTTCGCGTAGTCGTCAACAGTTACCCAGCTACCACGGTGGTTGCCGTCTGATACGTGAGAGGTACGCAGCAGCACAAACTTGTATTGAGGACTGCCTGCGTTGGCATCAATCCAAATCAAGTTGTAAGGCTTTTCTGAGAACGTTGGCTCAGTCATTGACACAACGACACGATACACATCGGTCTGGTCGTTGGCGTTCGGTCGGAACTCGAACTCAATCGGATTACGGGCTGTAAGTCCACGCTGACGTGCCAGCTTGATATACTTAGCAGCGAAATCCGCAATGTTCATAGCTGCCATCAGTTGCCTCCTGACAGGATTTCAGTGGTACGCACTTGATCGTACTTGGTTGTAGTAGCGTCGATACCACGCAACGTCTGGCCGTTTGTTCCAGCAGCGTCGTCAATTAAGACAGTGCCACTGGCGGTACGCAGACTAACAGCAGGTCGCTCTTTGTGCATTTCATCATGAGGCAGAGGTGTACGTGCATTGGAGTTGCGCGGGTCACTCACTGCGACAAACGTCGGACGGCCTACGTTCTTCGGACCAGTGGTGAGACGTGCGATGCCGTATTCATCCACAGTTGCTGCGTTGTACTGATCAGCGTTTGGCAGATCAGCAACATCGTAATACTGTGGTGCCCACATCATGTTGAGATTCGTCACAGGCTCCCAAGTGTGCTTGAAACTGCCACCGGGCTGCTTGGACTTGCGCACAAGGAAGGTGCGGTAGTACGAACTGTTTTTGTCCATGTTCAACCAGATAACGTTCATCGGCAGAACATAATCAAACGGCTCTGAGTCACAGATGATCTGAGTCGCACTGATTTGCAGCGTGGCGTTGATCTGTCGCGTGATCTTGGCGACGGCAGTGTCGTCTAAGAATCCCGTAACACTCAACAGGGCGTCCGCAAACTGATTAAGCGTCGTCATGTTGTTTTCCTTAGCTGTTGCTCAATTCATCTTCACGGATAAGACGCCACTGGACGGTGCCATCTTCCACGACCATCACTTGGTTCAGCGCTGGAGTGTCCTGGTCTTTCACAGGCACATACGTTTCACCGTTTGAGCTGTCAATGCTCAGCATGGTAGCTGGCTTTTCAGCATGGGTGTGGTCTGTTGGCGGACGGTCATCGGTAAGAGTCTCGTCACCTTCCAGAATCACGCGAGAGCTTGACTCAGGATATGACAGATAACCAACGCCGTGAGTAAGACTGGTTGCCAGTGGTGGCAATTCAGTATTTACAGTAGCCAAGTCGTTTGGATCATACGTCTGCTCCGACATGGCGTCGTCATAGAAGTAGAGTTGCGTCCAAACATCTTGGTAAGGGTCCACGTCATGCTTGAACGTGCGCTTAAACACCAAGCCGTAGGTGCTTGACTCTGGGTTGAAGTCAATCCAGATGGCGTTGATTGGCAGCACGACATAACGCGGGCACGCATAACCACAATAGAACAACACTCCTAACTGGCTGTCTGCTTTGGGCAAACGGAACAGGATTGGGTTTTTGTTCTGATTGTGGATATTCGTGAGAAGTTCGACGTTACCAACGAACTGTGTCAATTTCAGTTCCATCGTAATCTCCGGTTGTCCTGAATCAGGTAATAAAAATTAGCGAAGTAGGTTACTCTGACCCAGAACCTGGGGTAGTAGAACCATACATAATACTAAACACGTAGTCCACGCTGTCGAATGGGAAGTCGTTACGGTAGATAACGTAATCAAACCCTTCGAGGCTGATTTCTGCTGGACCAACAAAGTTGAAGTCATCAAACTCTTGCGCACCATCCCATGAGCCAGAGAAGCCATAGCTGCCACTGGTGAAGTCACGGAAGTAACCGTAGCCAAGTGCTTTAGGCCACGCAACATAAAAGAACTTGTTGTTATCACTGGTGCTTGAGTTAGGAGGGCAGGTAACAAACTGTTCACCCTCTGTGCCAAGCTTGGTCGTAAGTGACTTGAAGAATGCGCTGTCATAGCCCGCGATCGAGGTTACTTTATCATGCAGGCCAAAGCGAGGACTGAACTGTCCGCCCTCAGGCACGCTTACCAACACGGTCGCGCTACGTTCCTTTTCTGCTCCAGCACTATCACGCAGCACGGCAACCAGTGAGTGTTCGCCGCTGTCCAGTACAAGGCTGAATTGATTGTTTGTAGTCAACGAACCATTGTCAGCACGCAGCGTTCTGAGCAAGCTGGTTCCATCAAGGATGTCCAACGTGCCTGCTGGTGGAACTGTGGTCACACTGATGTTGAACTGTGACAACAAGTTGAGATTGACGAAGTTATAAATCAGGTTGCCGTTTACGCTTAGACTGGTCACGAAAGGCTCCTTAAACGTGCAAGGGGAGAACCGTAGTCCTCCCCTGTTAATTACGCAGCTTCACCAAGAACAGTGGAGGTGCTGCCTTTCGGATTGATATTGAAGCGATAGATCAGACGCTTGGTAGTACGCGTCGGGTCCAGCACAATATCAAGTACCAGGTCACCGTTAGCGATTGTCTGGTTGGTGTTGTTTGTCTTGTCGCACACAACAACATAACCCTGACTACCACTTTCACCGCCGCGCAGACCACGAGCGAGTTTGATCTCTTCGCAGAAACGTTCGACGATAGCTTTCAGGTACTGGCGCAGGACGTCATCGTTTGGATCGAACAGGCCGACCTTACAACTACGCTGACAGATTTCAAGCACGTAACCAACCATGCGTTTGATCTGAATCTGCTGGAATGCAGATGTGGTTGCTTGCAGCGTTGATGCTTCCCACACAGCAAACCCGCCACCAGCTTCGGCAGGCAGTTTACGAACATAGTTGACCAGTTCACGGCTAAGCGCGTCACGGTCATCCTGATCGTATTTCTGAGTAAGCTCGGTGATAGACAACACTTCCGAAGCACGAATACCGGCAGGCGCGAACCAGCTACCACGATTGTTATCGGTGTAGCAATACACGGCAGCGACTTGGCCACTGACGGGCACTGTGAGGTAACGAGCTGTATCCGTATCAAACATTTTATAGTCTGGCGTATACAGGCTCATGTTCGCAGCGCTGAGGTTCAGTGTCTGCCGACGATACTTGATCGCTTTAGCCACTGACTGCTCGGTTGAAGGAGCGCTGATGATAACGTGACAGTTGATATGGTTATCAGCCGCCAGTTTCATACCACGGTGCACGATGTAATCTTCGATACCACCACTGACCAGCAGCGTTACACGACACTCTTCTGGATCAGAGTAGTAGTCCTGATAGGCTTGGGCCAGGTCATCGCTGGTAATCTTGGCGCCGTCAGAACCGCCTTTGAGATAAACAAAGTCAGTGGTCAGGAAGTCAAGATCAGTTTTGAAGTATTCGTTTTTGATGAAGCGGAAGTCATTGCTTTCATCTTTGAACACTTGCTGGATTTCATACTGACGGTTGAAGTCGTCGGTATAGTTGTTCATTGAGCAGTAGTGGACTGCGGTAGGCGTGCTGCCGTTCTGATAGTTCTCGTACACGTCCACGTAAAACAGTTTGGTGTTGTACTTGGTACGGTCATCAAACGCATCAAGGCCGCGTGGTACAGCAGGGCGAATTTGCAGCGCCATGTTGTTGTTCCACTCGCCTGGGTTTTCTGTAATGAAATAGCCCAACGTGTTTTCGTTGAGAATATCATCAGGCAGGAAGCCCAGCTCATTCGGGTCGTTAACACCCAGAATGTTACCGTCATCATCTGTCAGGTTGTTCAGGCGCAGCACAGGCTTGACGGCAGTTGGATCATCTACAGTCAGGACTGCAACGGCGTAACGTGCGTTTTTGACAAGACGCACATAGAACAGTTGATTGGTTTGTTTAGAGATAGGCAGAGCTACATACAGACCAAGACCATACTTGGGATCTTTCAATCCAAAGATATTATCCAGGTCATCTTTACTTCCGATTGCCACTCGCTGGTTGATGGGCCCACGACGAGCCTGTCCACACATGCCGACAACCGCGGTAGATAAAGACGTAGATCCCGCTGACAAATCTCGTTCGCCAGTATATACACCGGCAGAGGAATGTTTGTTATAAACAGGCATACTAGGGTCTCCTTTTAGACTGATTAAAATTAGTGAAACCCTGCCCAAGATCGAAAAAGGGCGACCGAAGTCACCCTTTTGTTTAGCAGCAAACTGCTTCCTGTTCTTCTTGTCCGAGTTTAACCTCTGGATAAAGAGATTCGAACTCGGTACGATCCATCTGCCAACCAGCAGCATTCAGATGACCATTACCACCAAACATCATTGCAACATGCTTGGCGCTGGTGGTACTGTACTCTTCCTGATTGATGCTGCGGCAACTGACAAACACAGTGTCAGGATGTTTGTCGCTGATACGCGGCATGATAACCAACTGGAACGGATAGTTATCGAAAACAAACTGAGCAGCCTCACTACCAATCGCACGACCAGCAGGAAGGACAACATGGTTGAAATCAATTTGTCCGCGAGAGTTAGCAAACAGACTGTTGGCAGCAATCATGTGGTCAATCTTTTTATTGCGCTCCACAATACGACCACGACCAATCTCACGGATGCGCTCAATGTCGCCGGTCATAATGATTGAACGAGCACGCAACACCGTCTTGGGATACTCGGTGCACAGGACGCCTGATTGATCTTTATCAGCAAACATTTCCTGAGCATAGCCTTCATAAAACTCAAAGGCACGAGTGTTGCTGCGTTGCCACGTATCACGGTCACTGACCATCTGGGCAATGCGAATCAGATTGCCGAGGAAGCGATGGTACGCAGGACCATTGAAGCGGCTTAGGTTCTTCATGTAAGCCAGCAGTGCGCCACTGCCACTTGCATTGAAGATAAGTTCAGGACCAGGAGCAACATCCAGCTTCTTGCACTCTTCTTCGTAACGAGCACGAGTACGGACGTTGTGATGGTCCAGCACGATAAAATTGGAACCAAAGCGCTGGGTGAACACAGCCATCTGGCGCTCGGACAACGAGAAGTCCACAACGATTACTTTATCGTACTGTACTCCTGTTTGATACACAGGGTCTTTGCCTTCTTCATGCTCAATCACGGGATTGGTCTGCATGATGTCCTGACGCTGCTCAAGCAGTACGCCTTCGGCATCAACAATGTCGCCGTCGTTTGGAACATAGTTAGAAGCAAGGAAGTGACAGACTTCATCTTTGTGGGCTAGTGCTGCGATGGCGGCGGCAAAACTTCCATCCGCACACGAATGATGGTAAATGATTAGGACTTTCACATCCAATTCCTTCTTTGTTGCATATCAGACAGCATGGCTCGCATCGCATTAATCTGGAAGCGGAGATTCTCACGCAGCACACGTACGGCTGTTGCGAAGTCGTGCTCCAGATGCATTTGATACATAGTCCACGCACCGGTACTTCTAATGTCAGACAGTTCTTGGCGAAGCTGGTCACGACGGCGACGAGCCACTTCAAGTCGGTCAAACAAACTTGATTTGCCGTACTCATGTCCATACACTCGTTTGTATATGCGTTTGAGTCCATGCAAATTACCACGGTCGCGATCTCCAACAGCATCACGATACAGGTTTAGTTTGCTTGTATTGCCACATTTATCCGGGTGTGTCTTTAAAGTTATCAACAGGAAGATCTTTTTGATGAGGCGACGTTCTTCTTTGGCGTCTTGGTCCTCTTCAATCTCCTCTTCCTGCTCTAGGTCAGCATAACGGTTGGGTGCATCATTGTCCTCATCCTCGAGGTCATAATCACTCAGCGTATCGTTAGCCTCTTGTGCCGCTGCTTGATCTTCCAAATCATCAGACTTGGCAAGTTCCCTTTGCAGATCATTGATAGCGTGGGCAAGCAGCGTGATCTCGTCGTTCTCGTTTTTTACTTCACCATCAAGGCGGACAATAAAGCCACGAATACGCTCACGGTCATCGGCGATAACCTCAGTAAGAGTAACAATCTCCTCTTCGATATAGTTGAGATTGTTCTGGTCCTCATCTGCGTATGGTTCGTGTTCGTTCTCGTCCGTAACAGGTTCAGCAACTTGTGCGAGTTCACCACAGATCTGCAACTGGTGTTCATCAAGCACCATGAGTTGTGTCATGCGCGGCGCAGCTCCTGAATAGGTTTTTTGATCAGTTCTTTGATACGAACAGGACACTCTGGATTGCGCGTCAGGTGTTTGTTCAACCACGCAAGGTTACTGCCAGCAGGTGATACTTCTGCACGGAAGCCAGGCAGTTTTAAGTCTTTGCCATACACAGCCAAGAGTGTGTTCAGTTCATCGAGTAACATTGGTATCCTTATTGAGTCATCAAGTCGAGAATATTTTTAACGACGTGCGTTGGTCCGATTGACACAGCGCCTGCCACTGAAAGGTGAATGCGTGTTGTGAACAGTTCGACTGGATCGATGTTACCGCCCGTCACAACAACACGAGGAATCTTGGGAAACATTTCGAGAACGTCACGCAAACGCTCTATCTTGTAGCTGGTGCTTTCCATTGTGATGTTGGTAATCACAAGGAAGTTCGGACGCTTGGCTTTGATCTTGTCATAGTCAAGTCGGTCACCGTACAACGTCAGCCACAGAGGTTTCGCTACTTTGCCTGCCGTGTCTTCAACTGCGTTATTGAAGATGTTTAAGGCAGCAAGTTTGGCACGCTGGTCACTGGGAAAACTACTCAACACTGTGATACGCGGTGCGCTTTCTAATGGGTTATCCATCAGATGTGCAAAGTAATCCAGCTGGTCTTTCGCCGATACCACTTTGCCTTTGAAATAGTTGGAACGCGGCTTGAAGTCCTGCACCGCATCAATCATGTCAAACTCATCCTTGTCACCCCACAACAACTGCGGGTCAACGCCAAGACTCTGCATGTGCTTGGCACGCGCTGCCTCGAACTGAAAATCTAACATCTGATTGCTCTCTGCTTTGTGCTTGTTCTGTTTTTACAGTTTGACTACCTGATAGACTTCGATATGGATCTTGTACATAAATGGATTGTGAGTGTCTGGATCAAACTTGCCTGGATAGTTTTCACCAGCACGTTTGATCGTAGCATCACGGTACAACACATTATCTACCCGCTCTTTGTAGTAACCACGAATCATTCTCAGATTCTCAATGGTGAGAATACCTGGGATGCGAAACTCGGTAGGCTGGTACATGTTGATAGTTGGACGTGACATAAGTTCATGGTACTCGTCTAACTTCTTGATGATGGCTTCACCCACCTCAGGAACAACAACGAGCTGGTAAATAGATAAAATTTCCATGCTTACCTCAGAGTAGTTGAGGCCCACAACAGGCCTCTCGATACTCTGTATTTACAGTTTACATCAGCGGCAGTGCTGGGTCGATGAACGACACAAGGTACACAACTGACCAACCGCTTGCCGTGTCTGGGTTGGGATAGAGCTGGGCTGAATACGTGAGATAGATGCCAGTAGCATCGTCACCCAGACCATCGTTGTACGCAGTGTATCCAGGACTCAGCTTGATTGAATCAGCCAAGCCTTCTGCCCACAGGTAGTTGTCAGGCCGGTCAGGAATATCATAGTGAACAGCGTGGCGTGGGAAGTGGCTGAACTGGTTATCAGTGTCTTTTGAAATCCAATCCAGATGGCGATAGCCTAAGTGTGTGCCAATCGTATCAAACAGACCAGGCTGTTGAATAAGTCGTTGGACTTGATCTTGTCTTAACATAAGGTCCTCTATTCGAGTTGTGCAACCATAAAGTGAAGCACGGTTGTGATGGTACTGCCCTGCAGGCAAGTGCTGCCCATAGGCTTGTAGGCACAACGACGAGCATTGGGAAACATTGCACGCATCTGACGCGCCACTTCTCGACAGTGGCTGCCTGTGTGTACATAGCAATTGGCCCGATACTCAAGAGGTTGGCCATCAACCATCTCAGGTTCGTGTACGAGTTCTAAATTATGCTCAACTGCTGCGGCGCGCTTGAGATCATCGTTAGGAATATTTTTAAGGCGTTCAGGACGTTTGAGTGGCATACGTGCTCCAAATGGAAAGAGCCAGCACATGGCCAGCTCTTCGGATTACATCTTCATGGTCATGCACAGTGTTGCGACTTGTGAGATAAAGACACTTCTCTTTGCTTCGGACAACTCTTCAAACGTAGGGATAGCTGGGTCCAATTTGCGGAGAGAGTCAAACACAGCCTGCAAGCCTAAACGTTTAGGCTCAGGATTAGGAGCAGTCTTGTTTGAGGCGCGCACACGCTTTTTATCAACAGCACCAATCTTACCAACGCGAATCGTAAACATAACGTTGTGGTCGTCAATGCCCTCTGGGTTAGAGATTTCATACACAGCAAACCCATCAGGAAATTCAACATACAACGATGAGTGCGCATTTACGGAAAACACTGGACCCTTACGTAGGTCATGATAGATCGAACCGCGCATACGATAAGTTTGGCCTTCGTTCGGGTCTACGTCTTCTTCGTAGGTAACCCGAGCATCAGGGTTTTGTTTACTGAGAGCTTGCTGCAAAGCCGCTACAACTTTTTCTAAGTTAATATCCATCAAAATCTCCTCAAGCCCAAGTTACTCGGTAGGCCTTTCACTTTAGCTTCTGGTTCAAAGTAATCAGGCAGGTCATCGCCCAGCGCTGCTTCACGCGAGACAACACCCAACCAGTTGCGCATTTTCTTCGGAGTGCGTTTAGCTTTCGCGTAACCAAACTCCCAACAGAACTTGAGTACACCACGAGCAAAACCCAAGCTCTTTTCAAATCGTGGGTCAATGAACATGCGAATGATTGGCGTGCGTTTGTTGTCTGCTGGAGTCAAGATACGACACGACTCCTGCTTCCAGTTCGGCTTGTTGTTCATTGGCATGATGTAATACAAGGTATCCCATGCAGGAACGTTGAGGCCACGCTGCATCAACCGACGCATACCGATAACACATCTGATCTCACGACGACGAGCGGCATCGATGATTGGCTTGCGCTTCTTGGCTTCTTTAGCTCCACCAAGGAACGTCACGGCAATCTCTTCACCGTAGTGGTTGTTGATACGCTCTGCCAGCTTGCGTGCCTGCTCTGTGAAACAGATTGGGATTGCAATGCTGCGTCCTGCATCTAGGTCTTTGATAATCCACTCAAAGATCTTGTCGTTGCGATCAGGATGGTTGGCCAGGAACTTGTTGAAGTTCGTCCAGCCCGCTTTGTTGTTGAACTTGTTGTTGCTAAACACCTTGTTGGATGTTCTGTGCAACGTCACTTTAGGCACAAGCTCTTTGACATACGCCTGCGCCACAACAGGTCCCATCACCGACTCAACAATCCAATGCTTGCCATCTTTACGCTTTGGAGTTGCTGTTAGACCGTAACGGAACTTCATCGTGAGGTTGGCGAGTGTACGACTGAAACACGCGGCGTTTGCCGCATGGACTTCATCGACAAAAATAGTTCCGAAGTTTTCACACAGCAACTTCATTCGCTTCTTGGCAGCTTTGGTATCGCCAATCAGTGACTGATAGGTAATCAGGATAATCTGAAAGTCTTTGTAGTCGCTGTCTTTCTTTGGAAAGCCATACAGCTTCTTGCCGTACTTCTCTTCCAGATCAGGCAGGTTGGTCATCTGCTCGATAGTCTCATAAAAGCCATCGAGGAAGTCTTTCTGGTCTGCCATGATGATGGTCTTGAAGCCTGTTGCAATCGCACCAGCAGTACCCATCACCGTCTTACCACTTCGAGGTGGTGCCTGCAACAGTCCGCTCAACTCTCCTAACAGATCATCAAATGGCTCTTGCTGGTACTCACGAAGCTCGGCAGTAAACTTGACCTTGTAGTCATACGGGACCTGAGTTGTCTTGTTAACAAACTTGACCTCCTTAGTACTTAATCCCGTTGTTTCTTCAAAGCGATGCAACTCACCGTACGGTATGCTAACGCAGCGCTGCCCTTTCTTCTCGGACAGCTTGGCAAGCACTGTGATATCCACCAGCCCGCCTAAAGAACATGAACGACATTCTTCACTTGGACGAATAGAGCGGAACTCACAGGTCTTGCAAATCGCGTTATCAAATTCGTACTTGGTGAGTTTCTTGATGATGCTAGCCGAGTCCACAAACTTGATAGGAATGTGAATGCGGCTATCAACAATAACTCTCGGCTTAGACACGGTTACTTCCTTGGTGTGTTCGGTAGATTAAACTCGCGCTGATTGAGAATGTGCAGAGTATCGACCATCGACTTAAAGGCAAAGCCCGCCTTATCAATGTCTTTGATGTAGAGTTCAGTCTCATCAATCAACAAGGAAAGCTCGTCGCTGTAACGGTAATACTCTGCCATGACGTTTCGCACAGCGCGTTCGCGTTCTTTCGCTGCACCAACCGCTTTCAGGTCACGCGCATACTCAACGGACGCATAGTCTTGAAAGCGTTCCAGCAAATCATTAAGGTGCTTGCTGGCGTTCTTCACCGTGGCCAGAATCTCCGTCATACGACTACGGAACGACTGGTCTTGCACAATGGATTCAGCCAGACTGTTTAGTGCTTTGGGTGAGGCGCTTAGTGTCAAGCTCCTGACCTTACGCATACGAAACAGGTCGCGCACCTCTTGCTGTAATTCAGCTAATGGCAACTGGAATAAATTATTGGTCTTGAAGATCCTGCGAACATTTTTGTATCGCTTATCTTCCTTGATCTTAAGGCGAATACGCTTCACATCATCCATCAATCACCTCTGTCATCACTTACCAGCAGCGGACTACTTGCTATCTTGGCAGGGATTGCGAAAAAGCTACCATGACCATCGTTGTATACCAACAAGCCACCACTGTGTGCTTCTGTTGGACATACAAACGTTGTGACTTTGTCCTGTGGAGGCATAAAGCCAACACTGGTGCTGTTAAAGCAACACCAACGCGCTGATATATCCAGCAAACTTCCTACAACGCTGTCGCTGAGTCTGAGATAGCTCTGGCTAAAGTTACGGCTGTGGTTGATTGGGTCAGCCGAGTCAACTTCAAGGCTGTCACCATACACAGTTTGATTTACAATAACAAACATGCGGCGCCCACGAGGAGCGTTTATCTCATACAGACAATCATGCATGAGTTCGGGGAGGTTACCGACAAGTAACCCCTTCCGTACGTGCAGATCTAAGATCATGCAGGCAGGTACCCGAAGTACAACAGTTTGTCTTCACCGAACTTGTAGTTCAGGCTGAATGCTTTAAGCTGATTCACGTTCGGACCGTGAAAGCCCATTGAGTGACGCTCTTCCCTGCCGATTGTGCGCAACAGTTCTTTCATGATACGCATATCGAGGCGCGTGTTGATCTCTTTCTCAACAGGCTTGGCAAGAGTCAGGCTGTCCTGCACACTACCACTGTCGTTTGAGAACTTGATGCGGAACTCTTTCTTTTTAATGATCAGAGTTGCCAACGACTTGGTCTTTTTGTCCAACAGTGTTGCGATGTTGGCAAACGGCGCACTCAAATCACCTTTGACAACACAACCCAAAAGAGGGCTGCCAAGCTGATCCAGCATGTTGTCAATGAAACGATAATCTTCGTCACTGGCTTGGATTGGAGGCAGCGTAAGAACAAAGCTGTCACCTTCGGCTGCGAATGATGCACTGTCAACATGGAAGTTTACCTTATCTTCGCCACAGAACTTGCTGACAAGATCAAACATGCCGCTGGAGAGACTGAAACGGAACTTCTCGTTCTTTGAATCCAGTTGCGCCGTGTAGCGTGCTGACGTCCAGTTGCCAGGAGTTGTCACACGCAGGTTATCACCAAGACATTCAACGCGGCAGATGACAGCCACTTCGGTGATTGGGTCACGCAGTCGAGTATAACGAATACCGCGAGTCATCTTATCGATAACGTCACGCGACATTTCATGGCCACCTTTGATGTGGTGGCGCAAGCCCTCTTCTACCATCGGAATCTGTTCTTCCGACACAGGCTTGATCTTGAACTCGGACTTGTACTTACCGACTTTGGCAACGATGTTTACCATCTTGCCATCAAACGTCAGTGTCATTTCACCACGCTTGGCAATCAGACCACTGAGCTGCACAGGGTCGATGTTGAACATGGCATCACGGTCAGCTTTGGCGCCTGGAATATGATGAGCCACAAACGTGTCAGGCGTACGGCCCAAGATAAACACATCGGACTCATACGCCACCAGCAGGTGAATGTGCGTCAGCTTGTCGTCACTCTCACTGAAACGAGTAACGCTGTCAACGCGTTTGAGAATATCAGAAAGTTTACTGCCGTCAGTTTCAATCGAACAGTCCTGACTTGGCTTTTTAGGGAGTCGGCATTTCTTCATCGTTTTTCTCTGTTATAAATTGAATCTTGTCTTCAATATTTACAGCTTTAATGCGGTAACCTGTGGCACTCAGCATACCATTGATCAATCCCTCAAGGGTAGCTACAGGACAACCGCTGCTGGTATCAAGAACTTCAATATCATCAGGCACATCGCCAGGATTAAGCTGCCAGCAAGTTCGCAAGGCAGCTAACATAAATCCAGGGCGCTGTATCATGTGCATGTTCAGAAATGTACACACATCTTCGGCACCAATCTTCACGCCCTCTCCTTATTTCGAGATATACCCAGCAACAGCCTGCTTGATAGCTTTGCGACTGAGGATAATCTTTTTCTTGGCTCCACCTTTCTCAACACCAGCCTGAGCTTTCTTGGCTTTTTCCTCAGCCTCGAACTCTTCATACTTAGCGGTGTTAGAAGGCAGTTCGTTGAACCACTGCTTGATGTTCTTCTCATCTGCTTTGGTCAGAGGATTAACCTTGCCGCGACTGCGAATCTTAATGTTGTTGGCCCAGAGCTGTTTCTTCATCCAGTCGGACATTAAGCTGTACTGATCCTGCATCATGCTGTCCAGCATCGCATCTACATCAAGATCTTTCTCGCCCAACTCATCGCGTTTCTGCTCAAGTCCAGCACGCAGAATCTTCTCCAGTGCTTTATACGAGAAGTCCCAGCCCTTCACATCTTTCTCTGAGGCACCGATTTCAAAATCGATCTCAGGTACAGACGTGAACTCAAAGCCATGACGCTCTTTAACAACCTGAACAACCGCTGTGGTCATTGCACGCTCAATCATGTCAAGCGCAAGGAAGAACCATTCGTACTTGCAGTCAACGGTTAAGGAGTCATGTACAGATACGTTGAGCAGGAAGTCTGGATACACGCCGTTTGCTTTCCAGTAGTCGTACTTCATGCGATCAAGGATTCTGATCGCACTCATCATCAGGTCGGAACCAAAGCCCTGTACTGGACTGTTTACCGCACGACGGTCACAGGCAGCATGTACTTGGTCTGCTTCACGATGCGACTTAGGCACCATAAAGCCCCACAGGTGACGACGACGACCAACAGGTGATTCAACGAAATAGTTCTCATGAGCAAAGCGTTTGATCTGCTCGAACCATTTGAGGCCGATTGGGAATCGCTTAAGGAACTTGGCTTTGATGTCGGCAATCTCACCAACTTCACGACCCGTTGACTTGGCGAGACCCTTGTCACCCTGCTGATAGATCAGTCCGAAGATTACCGTTTTAACCGCGTTACGAATCGGCTTGGTAACTTCCATGATTGGTACGCCGAAGAAGTAACTTGCGTTAATCTTGTGTACGTCACCCTCAATATCAACAAGGTGGTGAATCCAAGGATCAGGAACAGTGCGATAACGGTGACGCAGGCGACGACCAACTTCAAACACTTCTGCAACTTCTGAGTCTCCGCTGATGATCGACCAACCACGGACTTCGTGTGCTGAGTAGTCGACCTTGATTAACATGCGACCAGGACGAGCAATCAAGATACGCTTGATCAGCTTGCCCATTTCACTACGCGATGGAACCTGTTGCAAATTCCTAGTGTTAAGCGATGTTCGCAACACATCACCCGTCGATGCTTGGTGCAACCCAAGACTTACACGATGCTGCATGTCACCATGCAGAGCAGACTATATCAAAGCCATATTAAAACTCAAGTGTTTTGATACGAACGCCTCTGCCTGTACAAAGTATCGTTCGACCGTTTGGCAATCTCAATCTCCAAGGCTTCTCATTTACAATAACATTTCGAGGTCTGTCGGTAAGATTTAGTTCATCGCATATCCAATTAAAATGGAGAGCTGCTTCGACTTCACAACTAAATCTTTTCCGATACCATTCTTTGCCATTGTGTCTGACGTATGAGAACCACTTCCACTTTCCTCTATCGAAACCAACACCATGATAGATAGAGTTCGTTCCCATCTTCTTGCCAATTGTAGGTTTGTTGTATGGATTCAAACCCATTGCTCTGGCATGAAGAATGTTCTTGGAGTTATTACACCATTCGAGATTGTCTTTGGGATTGTTGTGTTTAATCCCATCTTTGTGGTTGATAATCTTAAACTTACCTGGCTTGGGATTCTTCACCCAAGCAAAGCCAACTATACGGTGAACTGTGTGACGTTTGCGCTTACCAGTCTCATCCGTAAGACTGACTTGGCGATAACCCGCAGGGTGTTTTATCCCTCTGAATATCTTGCCTGTCGCTATCTCACGAACTTTACCAGAAGCGTGTACTTCATACAGTCCCGTATAATCAAGTCCTTTATCTGGCACGATTACAGGTCGCCACCATTTAGGATTGCTTAATGAATATCTTGCCATACTTCTCCCAGTGCTATGTCTCGAAACATAGAACTAAGAACTATCAACCACACTTGAGTTCTAACTTAGGCCGCTACCATTTCGCACCGCCATTAGCTTGCGGCTCTACTCCCATTTCAGGGATAGTCGTTCGGCATTTAGTGATTTCTCACATTTAGCACAGGATTCACTCCGTGGAGTATTTCCCTGTTTAGGCAGCTTTCGACACACCATTTCTGATGTGAAGCCCTAATCAATAAGGATCGGACGCTGAGGTACGACCCGTTACAACGCCCAGATAGCTGTAGCTTGGTCTGATTGAACGGTCATGCTTGAAGTCTTCGGACTCGCCCCACAGTCTCAGCAGGCTGTTAACGTAGGCGTTCTTTAACTTCTGTGCTTTGCCCAGCTTGTTGTATAAGGCAATCAGAGGCACATCTTTGTACGCCTCTTGGAAGTCTTTGTCCAGCTTGCCTGCTGCCTTACCGTTCTCGCGTTTCTTGGCACCTTCTTTGAGTGGCTTGAGTTTCATCACATCAAAGAAAAGAATCTGCTTGTGCTCTTGCTTTGACAGGTCAAACTTGTTAACGCTGACTTTACCCATCAGGCCAAACGCAGGCACATCCTCCGTTGCACAGATCTCTTTGTTTGCTCGCTTGACCTCTGGACTTTCGAGGAACTCACGCTCTACGTTGCGCAGCTCCTCGTTGATCTGAGAGTTTGGCAGATTGAGTTTGAACAGGTAGTCAATGTCGGCCATTGCGCCTGTTGTTTCCATGATACTAAACGCATGTATCTGGTCACTAATCTGCTCACTCACCATCGACCGATACTTCTTGTAGTGAATGTCTTTGGCGCGTCGGACTTGCTGCTCCTGAATCAGGAACGGTACGATAACATCAAGGCCAGCATACTCCTGCACGTCTTCGTTGAGGTCTACTTCTGCAATTGTGGCACGCTGCTCTTTACCAAACGCTACGTCAAAGTAAACAGTGGTGCCGTACTGCATCGCAAGGTTCGCCAAGCCATAGTAACCATAGCCTGTCACAGACTGGAGGTTCTTGGCGTTCTCATCGTTGGCAAACTCACCTGCTTGAATATCCCACACGTTGGCTGCATAGCTGCGAATACCGAAGTTAGACCTGAGTACGTTAAGGTCAAACTTTGCGTTGGTATAGATCTGATACTTGTTGTTGTTGTCCTCAAAGTAATCACGCATTGCATCTGCAATCTGGCGAAGTTCTTTGGGACTAAACGGACTGTCACGATGATAGATTGGGATCACGTAAGCTGTCTTGCCGTCGTCCGATAACTGCACCGTTTGGAGCTTGTTCTTGATTCGGTTCAGGTTCTCGGTCTCTGTATCGACTGCGACCTTCTTTGCCTTTTTCAAACGACGCAACAGCTTGATCACGTCTTTTACTTCGGTCAAATACTTCAACTTCCAGTTACGCTTCTTACCACACGTAACTGTAGGTATACGGTACGGCATTCCTTTCTGCAACAGTGGCAACATCCAGCGCGACATATAGCCCAGTGTGTAACTAGTACCTACGATGTTGCGTGGGTTGAGCACGTTGTTGTAGCTCACGTTCGGCACATGAATAAACTTATGGCTGCCTTGCTTGGTCTTGAGCTTGGTAGGGATCTCAACACCAAACCAATGATGATACATGCCACCGGAGTAGTCGATGCGCTCTGCATTCAGTGCTCGGAACGGCTGTGTACCAAAAGTCATTACATAGTCAGGCTTGTAATCAACAATCAGTTCACGGATACGTTGAGCAAACACCTCGTTGGCGTCTGTCTTGTACTGCTCAGACTTTTCGTAAGTCTTGAACATGTTGTAGCTGACGACCAAGAAGTTCCAGTCATCAATGTTAGTCTTGAGCGGGAAGGTGTCTTCCAGATACTGCATCTGGTTGAGGAACACTTCACCTGTTGTACCGCTGAACATCTTACCGTTTTCTAAATCTTCGGAAGGCATGTGGTCAACGACAAACAGTACCTTACCGCCTTTATTCGTTTTGCTTGTGCCCTTGAGGACACGAACAAAGTCATAACTCTGCACGTCACTGAATGACTTGGGCAGATCAAATTCGAGAGCCAAATGTTTAGTCTTCACACGGTACCCTTATGCTCAGTGTGAGGTATGAATCACATTTGTATTTACAGATTCCTCAGGCAAGGAAAAGAAAAAGGGCAGCCCTAAGGCCACCCTCTATGTTACTTCTTGCTGTTGTGAATGAACGAGCGCATGGCGTCGAAATCGTTGGCAGTAAACGATTCTTGAACACCGTCATCCAGATCGTCCATGCTGACAGACCACTTGCCAGTCTGCTCGTTATCGTACGGACCATCAAAGGTGATGAACACGTTACGAGCGCCCAGATGGCCCTGCATTTCCCACTCTTCGCCTGGCTCGGACTTGAACGACTCACCGTTGTTCGAGATACCGTACACCAGACTGTCGAGACCCAGAACCAGATTCAGTTTCTTGGTGAAAGCAACACGCTGGGTATGCGTCATACGGCGCAGTTCGGTAATCTTGTACGTCTTCGGCATGTCAACTTGCTTGACCTTGGTATTAGGTGCCAGCTTGAGAACACGCTTCACTTCTTTTGCGATTGCAGCGGCGGTCGGTTTAAGCATAGACTTACCAAACGCCAGCTGGTCGTCTTTAGTCTCAGCCGTCACGGACCAACCTGCGGTAGACTGCTCTTTGTTGTAGTAATACGGAGGGTTGATGTAGATAGCATGGAACTTACCAAACCCTGGGTTGGCGCGACCGTGCATCCGAAGTGCAACAAAGTGCCAAGGGCTAGAACTCAGACCAGGAGCTTCTACAGGTTCACCACGAAATGGAATACCGATAGCTGCCGTAAGCTGTGCTGCAATGCTATCGACCTGCGCCTGACTAACAGTGTTCATTGCTTTCGGAGTGATCGACGCGATGTTAACTTTAGGCAGTGCTTTCTGCGTGTTGGTACGGCTTGCGTGCTCAGCCTTAACAGGAGTGCGTGTCTTGGCAGTAGGAGCAGAGGTACCTTTCAGGCCAGTCTGTGTTGCAACGCGCGGCACCTTGATGCTGCGCAGAGCGTTGATAACCTGAATCAGAGACTTAGCACTTACCAGAGCACGGGCTGAGGTGATTGTTGCTTTGCCTGAGGCAGTCTTTTTCCACTTAAGGAGTTCTTCGTCGCTGCTGGTTTTGATCTGGTCGAGGATGTAATCGATCTTGGACGTGTCCAGCTCTTTTACTTTGACCATCTCTTCCATGCGCTTAACGATTGCTTCGCCTTTTGCGCCAAACACAATCTTTGCGCTGGCGAGTACAGCTTTGGTTGCAGAGTTGGATTCTACAGTACCACCATTGAGGTCTAGCTTAATCAGGGACATTGATTACTTCCTTCTTTTATGAATCCAGTCGCCACGCTTCTCAGCTTGATCGCTGGTGGCTTCCTGCTGTTTGACTTCGGGCTGAGGGTCGATGTTCTCGTCCTCAATGGCTTCTTCATCTTGCTCTGACTTAGGTTCAGGTTCAGGCTCGGCAAAAGGTTTGAGCGTTCCAACAGCAGGTTCAGGTTCAGCGCGTGGGCCCGCAGCTTTGTACTCAGGCTCCTGGGTAACGTCCTGCTGCTGTTCTTGAGCCTGCATCACATGGTCATGAACATGCTGTGCAGTAAGCATGGTGCCTTGTTCGCTGGCAAGAATCTCATCGGCACGCGCCTGATCCCACCCGTCCCACATAATGTCGAGACCCTTGTGGGTGTAGTTCATGCCACGAGGCAGCTTACCACGACCAACAAACGGCAGACCGTTAGAAGGTACGGCAGGCTCAAAGTTGTCTTCTGTTTCCCACTTGGCTTTAGCTGCAATGCACTTGGGACCCCAAACGCCATCACACACGCCGTCGTAATAACCCAGCATGGTCATGATCAGTTGCTGCTTTTGATAGAAACGATTAAGCATCTTGTTTTTTCTCCGGACGTGGAACGTCTTTGCCGACAATACGCTTGAACAGGCGGAGTGCCATAACGGCTTCGGTCTGAGCCATACGCGATTGCTGCTGGAAGTTCATTGGATTCTCTTTCATCCAATCAACAACACGCTGTAACTCACGGGCAGTGATCAGCTTTTGAGCTAACTTACCCTGAAGATAGACACGCACACCGGAAGGCGTGATTTTAGCAGCGCTGGTGCTTTCTACAAGGCTGATTGTGATTTCCATAACTGCTCCAAAGTAAGTGGGGCCGAAGCCCCAACTTGATTACACGTCCTTAGACGTTGACTTGGTAGTCTTTAACTTGTCCAGAGCCGCTGTGCAACGTTTGATGTTAGTCACCTTGTAACCGGCTTTGGCAATCTTGATTACACGAGCTTTGGCGCGGGCGACAGTTTCAGTGAACGCAATCCACATGCCAGGGCTTTGTTCAAACGTACCGAACTTACGGCTGTTAGGCAGCTTCTGTCCAACAGCACGGCGCATCTGAGGGTTGGTCGCGAGGTCGAACATGATACGCAAGCGGTCCTGCATCACCATCGGATAGCACTTGACGTGTTTCTTGTCAGTTGCAGCACGGTGGCGAATCTGGAAGAACTGTTTCAGCGTGGACTGCATGTGTGTTGCCTGCGCCACATTGAAGTTCAAGTTCTTGCCAGCGAACACATCCTGAATAAACTCCAGGCGCTTGGTACTCATTGAATCGAAGTCCAGTTTGCGTTTGATCTCGATGTAGTCCAGGAACTTCTCGAAATCTTCGTAGTAGTACAGGTCGATGTAAACGTAATCACCGAACTGCACAAAATCAAACTGTTTCATGTCCGCTGCATCTGGGTCCGCTGCATCGGCATACAACGCGATAAAGCCATTGTACACAGTTGGCGTGAGTTCCAGACTCATATCACGGCCTTCGGGAAGATCGTCCAGCGACACAGCACCACCAGCCTTCTTGGCCACTTTGGTGACAGTGTTGCTCAACTTAGGCAGAGAGGCAACGCGACGAGCACGCACAGCTTCTTTGACGCCTTCGTTGACCGGCTTTTTCTTCTCGATGTTCTCAGTACGCTTCTTGGCACGTACGGCAGTGCGCTCAACCACTTCAACCTTTTTACGGGTCTCTTCGGTGTTAGCTGTCTGCGTTTCGTCTTTGATAGTGTCTTCCACTTCAACGGCGGACGCTTCGGCTGTGGCACGCTTACGTTCCTGTTCGGTTGCCCATGGCTTGCGAACTTTGAAGAAGGCTGACAGGTCCTTCTTGCTGACCTTAGTCGCTACGTGAACTTTGGACGCTGGGATGCTGACCAGTTCTTCACTGCCGCTGAGACGCACGCGCACAGTTGAGATTGGGTTGTCTGCTTTCAGCTTACCGTCTTGATTACGCACGTTGACGCCAACGATAACACCGTTGCCGAACTCAGTCACAACAGGCATGAGGTGGCAGGCATTTTTCAGCATTTCACCACTTGCGAAGTTATGACCACGCGCCCAATCCAGCAGTCGCTCTAAGCCCCAGCCGTAACGGTCAGGAATCTTCTGGTTGGCAACGATAGGGAACTGGTCGATAACACGGAAGTCTTTCAGTGGCGCGGATGGCTCAAGTGGAACCATTGCAGCAGCCGTGGTACGACGCATCTCCGTGAACTCAGACGTTTCAATATCGTTGAGTTGCTTCTTCGCCAGGAAGTAGTCGATGAAATCCTCGATGGTGTTGTTGTTGATCAACAGCTCGCGGTTCATCTTGATTGGAGCCAGCTCGTACTTATCGAGATCGGCATAACGCTCATTGCCTTTCTCATCGAACTGCGTCTTCTCCAACGTCTTCCACATCAGACGTGCAACCTTACCAACTTCCAACGTGTGCAGTGTCATCACCCAGTCGATGAATACCACTTCACGCTTCATGTCACCTGGGCGGCCGTTCTCATCGAACTCGGCAGCAGCAACATCTGGGCGGAAGATACGCGCAGTAGACTGGTCATAAACACCAGGAGACCACGGGGTATCACAACGAATGATACGGCTACCCATCTGCATGTTGTGCCCTTCACTGATTGCCTGTTCGTTGGCAATAATGATTTGCACATCTTTGTTGGTCTTGAACGCATCAAGGTTAGCGACTTTGTCCTGACCCAGCTTGCCGACTTCACCGTGGAACAACACAGCAACGCGCTTGTATTGCTCTGGCAGGGCTTCGTAGATTGCGTTGGCGCTACGGGTGTAACGAGTAAACACAATCAGCTTGCCTTGCACCTCTTCTTTCCAGTAGTCTGGATCGTCAGAAGGTGGAGTCATTGACGGCGGCAGCATCTGACGTTGATACGTGTCGGTCTGCTTACGCGCAAGGTACTTGACGCCGTTGAACACAGCAATGTCGAGTTCCTTAGGAGTAACGCCTGGCTTCCACTGGAAGATCTGTTGCTCATCAACTTCTGAGTCACGGTCAGCCTGAATCTCGAAGTGCTTCTTGATTCGGTCGATGATGGTCAGAACCTTAGCGCTGACAAAGTTCTTAACACCAGCACGTTCGAAAGTCTCACGGCCAATGTCATCGCCCATTGGGTCAGTAAGCAGCATTTCCATACGCTGGAAATACAGATTGAGGTCAGAGTTAGACGCTAACAGGCTGCCCAGGATATCGCCTTCATCCAGTTCGCCTTCGTCAATGCCTGCATCTTCGCCCTCTGCGTCAGCTTCTTCACCATCTTCGTCGTCTTCACCGCCCGTGGCTTTACGCTTGGCATCGGACGCAGCTTTGTCCAACAGCTCCAACACTTCCATATACATGGCGTCATACAATTGCTTGTGCAGTTCCGAGTTAGGAACAGTTGGGTCAGCAATGTCAACCTGCAGGAAGGTGTCGATTGGGTTAGGCAGCATGAACGCCCACGCTTTACGTTTGAACGAGATAAACGCAGTGTGGTTGGACAAGCGGCTGTGAGTACGGCGAATCATCGCTGTGGTACCGTCACCTTGATCAGCAACTTCAAGGTTGTCACCAAAGATTGCTGGCGTCAGCAGAGCTGCCTGACCAACAACGTCACTCACACGGTCGGTTACCAGAGTACCGGTAGCGATACGTGCGTAGCGGATTGAAGGCGCTGTGAAGATAGCTTTGGCGTTGAAGTGCACCTGTGAACCACTCTGACCACCGCTGTAGTTCTTGACCTTATGCGATTCATCAATCAGGGCATAGCTGAACCCGAAGCGGTTGACGAACTCAACAGCACCACGAATACGAACACGCACACCACCGATATCAACGTTGAGCACACCAGTCTGGAGGAAGCTCAGGCCAACAACAAAGATGGTGTTCTGTGGAGCCTGAGAGATAACGTCATACAGACGCTGCTCACCCCAAGTGTTCACAGTGTCACTGGTGATTGGTACAACGTTCCAACCGTCGAGGAACTTGTGCGTATCGTCTGCCCAGGTAGTTGCAAGGTTAGACGGACACACCACCAGCGGCTTGATGTTCTCTTCGCCGAGGTCGTTCAGTTCTTTCATCATCGCTGCGATATCGGTGATACCGATGATCGTCTTACCACCACCTGGTGCAACAAACAGCACAGCATAGCGTGGACGACGGCGCAGCGTTTGGTGCGCACCCAGCTGGTGGGGCATCAACTGCGTACCAGGCTTGAGGCCAGGGATCTGAATGTCGCTTGCCTGAATACCAGTATCTGGCTTGAGGCGGTCAACTTCCTGCTCTGCCTGTTCGAAGATTTCCAGCGTGTTAGGGATAACGTCGCTGTACATCGTTGCGAATGGCAGCACAATGTTCATCAAACGGTTTGACTGAGGAGCATCTGGACTTTCGCTGAGGCTGGAGAACAGTTTCTTGCGGTCACCACCTTTGATAGCGGCACACGCTTGACGGAACAACGTACCACCGAAGTAGTTGTTGAGTCGCGCCATGTCACCCAGCTTGTTGGCTTTGGTCGCTTGGAAGAAGTGCGTGTGGTCTTGTTGTGCTTCCAATACAGCACTGATATCGCCGCCCATCTCACGCATCAGTGTGGTGGTCAGGTTGGAGCTACGCATACCAGCAGCATCATTCAGGACACGGGTCATGATACGCATCAAGGCAACGTCTGGCTGAATGCCTTCGTTGACCGTGAAGTTGTTCTCAATCAGGCCCTGATACAGGTTGTCATCATAGCTTGAATCGCTGAGGCTTGAGTCCTCACCAGTGAATCCCATTTCATCGCGGCTTGCCTGTACCAGACTCTTTAAATCTGGTACCAGTTTCTGACGCAGCATGTGACCATACGTTGCACAGATCTGGCTGATGATTTCATACAGGTCTTTGTTGGCGCCTGGACTGAACTCAATGTTTTTATCAACTACCTTGCTGACGTAACGGCCGTTGCCTGATTCTGACAGAGCTGCACTCACTGCCAAGTCACTTGCTGATTGATATTTACCAGCACGCGAAGAACTGGCAATGCTTTCAAGCATGTCCTCAGCATTACGGAAGTTAGGGCTTTCACCAGGCTCAGCAAAGTCATAGCCCAGCATGTCAGCCGTGTCCAGTGCTGTTGGAATCTTGGCACCAACAGTACGGGTCGAGCTTACGCTGATACCGCCAGACGAGGACGTTTCAACCACGATAGCAAAGTCAGGGTCGATGCCGATACAGATGTTGCTGTACTTAGACAGACTCTTGGCAATCTCCTGTGACTTGCGGTCAATGTCCAAGTCGTTTTCACGCGCTGCAAACAACGAACTACGCAACGTATCGTGGTCAACTGACAGTGGAATGCCGCGAGAAAACAGTTTGTTGAGCACATCGTTGAGATCATGCTCATACTTGCTGACGGTCTGCACATCAATGTCATCACGGCTCGGCAGGACGCTCATCATACCATTAGGCATGATAGTCAGACCACGCTCATCCGCAACGCTCTGGTGCACAGAGTAGCCGAACTTCTCACGCAGTTGTTTCAGCATCGGGATCATTGTGGCCGATGTGACATAGCGTGGGATTGCAGCACGACGAGTTACGTTACCGCCACGTGAAGTACCAGTGACACGGCAATAATATTCTGCCCAGCTCTGGAACCAGCGATACACGCACATGGTAGCAAGGTCAGTTGCACCCTGACAGATGTAGTCAACGATTGGCTGCTCAATCTGAAGGACCAGCGCGCCTTCAACACGAACGTCCAGTGCGAGGTTAACAGGGTTGACTTCAACTGGAGTGTCAGCGCTGATCTTCATTGCCTGCATCTTGCGTTGCAGCAGGTTCTGGCCAGGCACGCTACGCAGACCGATGCGCATGAAATCGCCCAGTGTTGCTACGCAGTCTTTATCCAGATTCTGGAACAGGTCGATGTTTTGACCGTTCAGCGATGAATGCACGCTTGTCAGGATGTTGTTGATCGCTTCCCAATCAAAGTCCAGAGGCAGCTTGTCGGTCATTGCATAGAACAGGCTCTGGCCGCCACGACGAACATCACCAAACACATACTGGTGAATCTGATTGGCTGCACGGATAGCGTTCTGCGCAATCTCAGACTGATACACAGCAACGTTCTTGGAACGGAACTGCTCATCGTCGTCTAAGCGAGGACGGTTGCTGCCCTGATCGTTGAACAGGTTGAAGTTACCCATTGCAGCTACAGGAGTGCTGGCGCAAGGGATGCCGCCCATCACAACATGGAAGCCGTCAGTGTAACGCTCGATTACTGCGTTGGCACGGCTGGACATATGAGCTGCCAGCAGAGACTTGATCTCCTTAGGCATCTTAGGCGAGTTCAACAACACGTTGATTTTTTCGCCCTCAGTGCGGAACTGTTGTCCAACACGCTGTGCAAACTCATCGGAGCCAGCGTCGAGGATATCTTCGAACTGAGCACCGTTCTCTGCGATGTAGCCGAGAATGTTGTAGGTTGCATACAGGCGAGAAACAGTTGCAGCAATAAAGCGGCCCAATGTATCGAATGCACCACGCTGCTTACCTGCAGGGTACATCTGCTCCATACGCTGTTTGACTTGGTCGTCAATCGGATGTAGGGCAAGTGCCTTCTCAACCGATTCAGCGATCTGACTGGAGCCAGTTTTGGACATACTAATAATCATTATGCGTCACCTACTTTTCCATGATTATCAACAATGGTCTGCCACAGTGGAGACGCAGGGATTTTACGATCAGTGGCCAGGTCCAGCAGAGCTGCCGCAAGGGCGTAGGACTGATTGCGAGTCAAGCGACGGAACACATCACGAGTATCCATGCCACGAATATCTTCGTTGGTACGGAGCTTGTAAATGTCACGGTAGTCGGCAATCATCTTGCTGATATCACCGTCATTGTCGTCTTGATCAAGTTCAGCGCTTTGCTGGGTATAGCCAATGGTTTTAGCCAGTACGTCGATCAGGCGCAACAGGTCTTCTTGTGTGTACGCAACAAAGCTAGGCAGACCGCCTTTACCCAGTACGTCCAACACCGATTTGGGCAGTTCAATCGGTGTGCGTTGATCGGCGCTGACACTTTCAAGCAGTGACTGAGCGGCACGGGAATACGCTGTATCACCTCGCGCCGCATCAGCCAAGACTTGTCTCAGCTTTGGATTGGTTTCAGACACGTTTCTCTCCTAAACAAATGTGCTGCGTACAATGCTAATCAGTTTGCGTTCCACTTCATTTTTAGTGTGACGTCCGAGGAACAGCAACAGGCGAGGACTAGACAGCTTGAGTACCATGCTATCGCCTTTCGTTCTGATGCAGCTAATGCCCTGTTCGGTGTTCCACTCGTGCCACAGTCTCGGTTGAGCCATCACATGCTCCACAGTGGGATAAGTATCAGGCACAACGGGAAGTGGAGACTTAGCCAGCTTCTTGGTCAAATTATCAGTTTTGAACAATGCACGAGGCTCTTTGTTGTTAAACCAGTAAGGAACTCGACTGTGCAGCACTTGCCCAATCTTGGGCACTTTACCCTTGACCGGCTTGGGCACATACACAAGATAAACGGTAGCCGTTGTATTGATACAGTTACCGATTGGGTTGAACGAGCTGTCCAGAGTAACACGAACATCAGCAACACGCAACAGGTCAAAGAACTTGATTCTGTCCAGCCAGAACTTGTAGCTGTATTGCATTGACTGAATCGACTGTCTGGCATGTTTGATGCTGTCAGACATTGGACCAGGCACGGTGCGAATCAGGAACTTGTTGCTGTAACGACTAACACTTGACAGGAAGCCCATGATTACACGCTGCATACCAAGAGGCTGCGGCGCTGAGTTGTAGAGGTCCTGCACTGTTTGCGTTGAGATATAGGCTGCCCACGACTCAAGGTACTCAGGGTCTACGCAGTCAGGAAAGCCGTGAATGTCCAGCGTCGGTTCGCTGCCATACGTTTTCAGCGTTGCCACTATCGACCTCCATGCAACAATCGACTGCCTCTGCGGTTAGCTGAACCAATCTGATTCTTGTCACACGCATGGCACAGGAGTTCGAGGTTGTGTTTCAGATTCGAACCACCATTGGCGTGAGCAACTTTATGGTTGAGAATAAGACTGGACGTTCTGACGCCACAACGTTCGCAGCATTCACCACGTTCGATGATCAGCTGGGCCTTGTACGCAGACCAATCACCACGTTCCATACGACTGTGCGTTCCAGCACGATTGCGATCAAGGCCGGACACGCCAGCAAGACGCTGTGAGGTGCTGGGCTTTCCCCAGCTATTGTTCTTGCGGGCAGCAATGCCACCACGAGGTCTATAAGCCATATTGTGTCTCTCACAAAGGTAACACAGATATTTACAGTATTGTTAGGCGCTTGAGCTGAATATCTGCACCGTTTTATTCAGGCTGCCCTCGTAGGCTGTCTGAATGTCTTTGGCGTTGCGTCGAACGATTTTGTCCACGGCCGCAGTAAAGTTAGCGAGATCGTCAGGATTGAGGTGGCCGTTGGACCATGCGAGAAGTTCTTGGCGAATCTTAACAATGCTGTTAGCACTAGACTCAACAAGCGGTCCAAGCACCTCCTGATTAAGAATTTCACCCAGCTGCCCAACGTCACGCAGGGCACGCAGGTCAGCAATCACTTCACGCATCTGGTTGTAGATTTGCATCAAGGCATAAATATCACGGCTTTCTTTCTTGTCGAGATATTTGTTCTCACACTCACGCGCCATATCTCGCAGCTTATCGAACATGATCAGGTACTCGCCAATCTGTTCGTTTTCCTGTTTGATAACGTCAGGAATGTCAGCCATGAGTTCGCCAACCTGCGCCTCCATCATGACAAGCTCTGTGCCTGTTGGGACACCTGCTTTCTTTTTGACTTTCTTTCCGATTTCGTGCTGAGCGGCGTTTATCTTCTTTTTCTTCTTGGGCTTATCAACCTTTTCAGGCTTGGCAGCTTTAGACTTTTTTGCTGGTGCAGCCTCAGGCAGAAGATCGACAAGACTAGGCTCTGAGTTGAGCAGGTCACCAGTCTTCTTTTTCTTCTTAACTTTAACTGAGCTAACTACCTTTGCAGACTTGGCCCGTTTAGCAGTTGATTTGGCTTTGATGCCAGATTTCTTTTTCTTTGACTTCTGCGCCGCACTGCCAATAGCGTCTAGATCGTCAAGGCTTAATGACGTGGCCATAGGAAAATCCTCTGTGGAAACAGAAAAGGGAACCCCGTGAGGCTCCCTTTAGGGTTTTCTGCTTAGAAGTTGTGCGCCATAATACGAGCAGCCAATTCCTCATAATACTGAGGCGCATAACGGAACACCTGCGCATAGTAGTCCAGCAGCTTCTGAGTATCAACACCACCAGCGGCTGACAGGCTGTCCAGCTGTGGGAACTGCTTCTCGTCCAGCTCATTGCCGTCAACCAGAGCGACCATCGACATGCTGGTGATCTGTTCTTCGTTGCCTTCGCGGTCAACAACCAGGAACGAACCATCGTCGGTTACCTGAGCTGCAACAAAGCCAACTTTAACCTGGCCTGACTCAGAAGAGACATAGCTGATCATGTCGCCGCCCTGTGCGCCTGCCAGTTGCATGTTGTGGTTGGCATACAGATGAGCCACTTCTGGGTTCTGGCTACGCAGTTGCTCAGGAGTCGCACTTGACACGCTACGCAGCATTTCCAGCAGCTCGGCGTTGTCGTTGATATCCTGATTGCGGACCAGAACGTCCTGACCGGATTCTGATTTGCGAATAGTCCACATGCGCTCGTTTTGATCGAGGTACATGTTCTTGGACAGGGCACGCATTTCAGTAACCTCAGCAACGTCTTTGACGTCCTGCATACGGTTCAGGATAACACGAGCGTAGGTGTGGGTGCGACCATCTTGGATGATAGCAGCCGAGCCGCTGACCGACATATATTCACGATCAGTTGCAGCACTAACAGATGCGCCGAAGTTCTGGGTAACATCTTCGCCTGGCGCATGGATGAGTTGAACGAGAGCCAGAGCCTGATTGGTACCAATAGGTTCAAGCTGTTTGATGTAAGCCTTCATGATTATCTCCTGAATATAGACTTTGTGAAATTAGTATAATGAGGTTAGCGTGCAACGTTATAACGAGCATTAACCCAGATACTGCGGTTGCCGAACGTAGCCCACTTGGTGGTAGGTGCGTTGATAACACCAAGACGACCCATGGCACGGGCACCGTCAATTGCTTTGCCACCAGCACTACCATCACCACTATTGATGCCAGCTTTGGACAGCTTGTTTTTGAGATTGGTCACAGGCCCCTGAATCTCAGTTTCAATACGTCCCAAAGCAGCCTCGATTGCAGGCGTTCGGTCCATATTCAAGTTTACTACCTGGCCTGTGAAGTCAAACGCAAGAGCACCTTCTGCCTGTAGCTGTGCGGCAAGTGCGTAGTAACACGCGCACACAACCCAGCCGTTGAGAATGGTGCCCTGCATGTTTGTACCAGTAAAGCCAGTAACACGACTACCAATCTGATTGAACAGCGCAAGGCCACGATACAGATAGGTGACGATATCACTCTGCGTATACTCCAACTGTGGAATAACGTTCTGCATCTGTGCTTTGTTGATGTAGCCCTCAACCATACCGATAGCAATCGTCATCTGTGGAGTGACGGGCCAAATGCTAAACGAGTAAAAGCGTTGTGCCTTACGTCGCTTGTCATCATGGCGAACAACAAGAGCCAGAGGTTCGAGTCTGGTGCTGGCTACCCACAACGGTAGACGGAACGTGCAGCTATCACGGCGATTGGACATAAGTCTCACGCCGTTTTCCTCAGCAGTTATGCCATCGACAAACACTCTGTTGTTAATCGAGATCTGAAACGATACCGTGTCACGTTGAATGTCGTAGTTGAAAGGCAGGTTAACGTCAAACGTTTCTGCCTCTCCCACCAGCGTAATGATATTGTTGCTGGCACGAACATCAAGCGTGGGAGTAACCGTGAGTGACTGACGACTACGCTCCGTACCTTTCTCAGAGTCATACGTCCACGTTATCAGGAACTCACGGTCATCATCCAGACCCATTTCAGGGATGCCGAAGTCAGCAACCCACTGTCCAGGTATCTCACCGACTGTGGCAACAATCTCTGCTACAATCGATTTGTCCTGTGGGTCAATCATTCGAACGATGGGCCCCATCTCATCTACGCGAGGAAATAGGGGCTCACCGAATTCATCGAGAAACGTTTCCTCTACCGAGAGGATAGTGCCTTCAACAGCAAACATTTTACACCTCGGTCAAGGCAAGATACTCGGCCAAGGTACGCAGTTGAGTGTTGTACGTTCCAACGATCAAGCTACGCGCCATAGACAAGTGGTTTGAACTAGCAGCCACAACAATCTTGGACTGATACTCAGGCAGGCGTTGCATGTTCTGACTCAGTGTATCAAAGAACTGGCGTACAAAGTTGATACGATTTGTTGCCGTAGATTCAAGAGGGCTTGCGTCCAGCTGTGAATTCAACAGCAAATACAGGGCGGCTTGAAGTTCAGGGCCCACGTCTGGAATTCCAGTTGCAAGGGCAGCGCTGATCTTCATAAGCCCCCTCGCAACGAAATCGACCACAGTCGTATCAATGTAGGTGGCAGCGCTTGGACTTAAATCAGGAAGATACAACTCAGTCAGGATGTAAGTGCAGAAGTATTGCGGGAACTGCCGGTCAAACAGCTTAGGACTAAGCGCTTGACTGTTGCGTTTCCACATTTCAATCGAGTTGTGCCACGAGGTATAAGGCAGGCTGCGCATCGCCTGACTCACACTCAAGTTGCCATCTTGATCGCGCAATACGTTCATGTCCTGACTAACGTATCTTGGTCCGACAACAGGCACAGGGTCAACGGTAACAAAGTTACGAGTCACTGTACCAACAACGTTGTACAAGACGTTGAGGAAATCGAGACCACTCCCGTTAAGAGCAAACGAGAACTGGCGTGGAACACCAATCGTCAGGTATTCGTTTATATCAGACTCTCCCCACATACGGAAGTAGCGACCACGACCGTTAATCACAAGCGGCTTGGGCAAGTTCTTAACTGGACGAGGCTTGAGGCTGAATGTAAACACCAGCCCGCTGTCTACCATGATAGTGCTTGGGTCAGGCTGACCAGCAAAGCCCATGCTCATATTCGCATCTGGGCTATACACATTCACCAAGCAGAATTGCTGTGCTTTGGTGAATGGCATTTGAGCGCTGATCATGCCATTGAGAACCTGTTCGAGAATCGCATCCACCACATATTGGTTTGCAGTACGCATCTGATTAGGACGGTACTGCCCGCCATACGTGTTCTCTTTGAAATTGCGATCTACTTTGAAGTGGCGAACAGCCATTACTTGACGGACTGTTTCAACAGACGTTTCTGTTGTGGGTTAAGACCCATGACCTGTGCGATTTGATCAATCTTCGCAACAGTCAGGATGCCCTTCTCAGTACCTTGGCTGGTGGTTACGCTGAGGATAACGTACTCACGTCCTGTGCGGCCTTTAGCAACACGGTGGATTACTGAGTTACGTCCAGCACTGCCGCCGCGGAACAGGGCACTGGTCATCGCTACGATTTCCTGCACAGCATCGCGCTTCTCAGTTGGCGTTAAGCCACGTACGAGGCGAACATACAGGTTGTCGTTCTGGATACGCACGTCATCAAAGATCTCAGTGTCTTTGCCTTTGACGTTGTGGACTTCTGAACCGAACTGCGTGTTGCGTTTCAGGAAGCCGGTAGTCTTGTTGAGTGGCTTGCGCTCTGAATAGTTAAGGAAGCCGTCGATAGCCAACATGTTGTTGATTGTTTTCTTCAACGTAGGCGCAGTCTCAACCAGAGTACCCATCGGGAAGCTGCCAGGAACTTTCTCATCCACCAACGTGGTAACAAAGTTCTCACTGATGCCTGTAGCAACAGCAATCTTGGTACTCAGCACCAGGGCATAATTCTGATAGTGTTCGCCTTCTGAGTTAACAAAATCGTCAACGTAGATGTAGGTCTGGAACACAATCGGGTCACTGCCATGCGCGATGAAGGTACGCTGACGCAGACGTGAATACTGTTCTTTGTTGAGAATCTTAGACAGGTAGTTGGCCATTGTTGCCACCAGCTTACGGTGCTCAACAGGCGTACCTTCTTTGTTGTTAAGACTCATCAACTTGACCATACGGCTCTGCACGGTGCGAGCTTCTTTGATCACTTTCAGCAGATTATCAGCAGCGGTCTTTTGGTCTTTGAAAGCACTAAAGGTACGGCTGGCAAGAATCTGATAGGCAACACCCAGCTCACTGAGTGCCTGATTGAGTTCAGCAACTTGGTTGTTGTACTCTGCCTTTTTCTGCACGTCACCGATGTCGATTTTGCTAACGTCGATAACTTGGTTGAGGTTAATCGCTTTGGCCTGCTTGCGTGTAACGGACCCTTCAATGTCTGCGAGGTCAACTGCTTTGGCGCTGAGACTAGCAAGTTCACGAGGGATGGCAAAGCCGGAAGCGGTAGAGATTACGCGTTCAAGAATATTGCGGAATTCGGTAGCAGTACGCGCCTGGCGTAAACCCTGCATATTCTCTGACTTGTAATCGATGGAGGCGCTCAGTGATGCGACCTCTTGTTTTTTAGCCATCTTAGGCATGATCGTCCTCTCGGGGTTTGAGAATATGAATACTGATAAAAATTAGCGTTTAGGTCAGGTAATCTTGGGAAATACCCCGCATGCGTATTTACAAAAATTTCTGATCAAGATGCAAAAAGGGCCACCCGAAGGCAGCCCTTTTTGTTTCGTGCAACTACTGGCAGAAGCCCGCAGAATTAAACAGTCACTTTACCAGCTTTCTTGGTACGTGTTGCTTTTTTCGCGCCAGCTTTCTGAGCAGCGGTGCCTTTCTTGTGAGTGGTTACTTTAGCAGTAGTCTGCTTACCACCTTTCAGACGCGGCAGCGGCTTCAGGGTAGGTTTAACCAGATTCACTTTGGCCGGCTTGGCTTTAGGAGTAACGATTTTGTTACCCTGCAGCGCAGGCTTGCGTGCGATACGTGAAGCCATACGCGCTTTCTGTTTAGCCAGCAGGTTGGTCTTAGCAGCTTTCTGTTTCGCGATCAGGTTGCTACGAGCAACTTTCTGGCGAGAGATCAGCAGGCTACGAACCTGTGCCTGAGACTTCTTGGCAGCTTTCAGGCCAGCAGAGTATTTCTGCAGGCGAGCTTTCAGACGAGCCTGGATTGATTTACCTTTAGCCTGACCACGGCGAGTTGCCATGACCTTGGCGCGGTCTTTATCCAGTTTCTTGTCCGCAGAAGTTTTAGCGGCAGCGCGCGGCTTACGAGTTGACGCAGGCTTAGCGGCACCGGCTTTAGCAGCACGCGGCTTACGAGTGGTCGCAGGCTTGGTGGTTGCTTTGGCAGCACGTGGCTTACGGGTAGTTTTAGCAGCAGTGGCTTTACCACCTTTAGCGCCAGCAGCAGCTTTCTTAGCTTTCGAACCGCCTTTAACAGGGTCGGTAGCGGAAGTGATTTTACGATTCACAGCCATGGTTATATCCTCATTACAGGTTAGCGCCCTGTTAGTGTGGGCACGAGAAGTTATTCTCAAAAATAAGCATAGAAAAATTAGTATAATACCCAAGGATTGTTTGGGGATTATTCCAAAATCTTTTTACGCTGACGCATACCCTATTTCTGAAAGCACTGCGTCTATTTCTTTCTCTGCGCGTTTGCGCAAAGCCTTATCCAGTCCAGCTTCCTTAAGGTAATCTTTAAGGCCGTCTTTAGGATTAATCTCGGCGAGTTCCAATTCTGAAACATCGATGTGATCTATATTATCGAGATCTACCTTTTTATTCGAGGTATTTAGCTGGGAAATATTAGGGACGCGAATGCGAATATCTGCGGGTATTGAGACACCTTCTCGGACTATAACACGGTAACGAATTGCTTTGTTTGCTTCCAGCTTTGACCAATCCTTTTGGCTGGTAATTACCACAGTCTCCAAACGAAAGCCGGGCTTGCTGTCGATAAACTTCTGCTTGACCACCAGCTGTTTCTTTTTGTACTGAACACGGATGTGCATGAAACCCTTTGGCAAGCCTTCGCCAAATGTCTTTTGATAAGGGCTGCCACAGTACGTGAAGCGCTTGGCTTCAAGAATCTGATGCAGGTGGATATGGCCGCTAAACGTGTAGTCACGGGGGTCTACAGCGATATCCTTCTTGGCATGAAGAGGACGACCATTATCGCCCAATGCGCCAACAGCTTCAACGTGACAGAAGTTTAAGCACGGACGTTTGTTCTTGATGCTCTTCTTGGCAGGGTGCGGTAGGAAGTTTACCACAATGCCTTCCAGTTCAATCTGTGTTGGCGTCATGTAAACATGCAGCGACTTGAGGAAGCTCCACTTGGTGAACTGATTGATCAAGTCCATGGAAGTTTTCTTTTCGTCTGCACGGTCATGGTTGCCGCCGCAGTAATGCGTATCAATGATGCCTTCATACTTACGGAAGTGCGCTAACAGTTTCTCTTTGGTATCGTCGGACATGCGGTAGCTGTCGGTGATATCTCCTGGGACAATGATGGTACTGATGCCGTGCTCAACAGCATACTGATAGATGCGTTCGATTGTTTCTAACTGACGCTCGATATGGTCCTGTGGGAAATGCTTGGCCATTGCTTCTAAGTGCCAGTCGGCTGTAACCAGGGCTTCTAACATTTGCGATTATTCTTAATGTTGGATGATGGTCGATATTTACAGAAAAGGGACAGCCGAAGCCATCCCTTTTGGTTTATTTATTTAATCTGGCCTGACGTGCAAGGAACTGCGCGTATTCGGCTTCTTCACTTTCTTCATCATCCGCGTCCATGAATGGAACGCCGTTGTCGTCAAACTCACGATCCCAATCAGAGTCGTCGAAGTGCTCATCGTCTTCATCTTCCTCCTCAGGGTCTTCATCGTCTTCTTTACCATCGTCCTCGCGCAAAGCAAGACGGGCAGCACGCAGACGCTGTTCCAACATGTCAGGAGTTATAGGACGATCGTTCTCGTCTTCCTCGGTAAGTTGATCAATCTCATCGTCGTCCTCGTCGTCCCAATCGTCTTCGTCCTCTTCATCGCCATCCATGTAAGGAATACCATCTTCATCGTGCTCGGCATCTTCTGGCGGTTCTTCATGAGGTTGCATCGGATCGTATGAGGTCTTGCCGTTGGCCAGTTTAGCCAGTGCTTCGTCCAGCACATCGTCGAGAAGCATTTGAGCCTCGTCAGCACAGTGCGCAATGAACTCCTCACGGACTTCCTGCCATGTACGATCAGTGTCAAGCAACAAGGCTTCTGTGTCTTTGCGTGGCGTGAAGTCATGTACCACGTTCAGGTCCATGCGCTCCATAGACATGCGTGTCACATCGCCATAATCAAAGTCCATGTGATACAGACTGCGTGAGGCAAACACAGGGTTAACGCCAGTGCGCTCAACAAAGCGATCAACGATCTGTTGACGAGCATCCTGAGAGTCAAGACGAACAAACACAGCACCACTCAACAGCATTTCAGCCAGGTGGTAGTATGTTTTGTTAAGTATCTTTTTGTGGGCGCGAAGGCTCTCAAGAGATACAGGCGTTGACCCTTCGCGCATCGCAAGGCTGGCGATACTCAAAGTTAGCACAACCTCTTCCCAACGTCGCGTACCAACATCATATTCTTCCTCAGCATCGCTGGGAGAGATAGCGGAAGGGTTGATTGTTGAGGCCCATGCCCAGAACACACGCTCAGGCTGCGGAGTCATTTGAGCAAACTCCCAGATCTCGGCAAGAGCATTAGGGTGTCCGCCGTTTACTCGCGCATTGTAGTCCGCATCATAGAAGCCGCCGCGTTCCAGCAGGTCACCGACTTTCTCGGTGCGTTCATTTCGAGGCAACATCTTGATCAGCGATACATACAGCAGCTTGGTATCGTACACAGCTTCAAGGATTTTGGTCTTCATTACAGTTGTGCCATTGTGGTCAAGCACGTACTGCCAGAACTCACGAATCAAGTCAAAGTTGTTGGCCGTGACTAGACCGCGCACAATGCTTTTGTAGGCAGCGACGTTTGTGTAGCCAGCGTCCAACAATGGTATCAATGCTTTTGGATGGTCAATCACATTGTTCACTACGACGGTGCGCAATACATTAGGGTCCATTCGTGGATTGCTGCGTTCTTCCACAGCAAGCTGACCAAACTCCTGATACTTGCCCGCACGCGCCAGACCTGCAAGATCCCAATGATGGACTTCGCTGCGTTTGTCGTTGTACAGTCTATCTTTGAGGAAGTATACGCCGTTACGCTCAGTTGTGGTCAAGTGCGGGTTGATGTGTTCGTCAAACCATTCTTGCAGCACATGAACAAAAGGCATGGTTGCATCAGGGTAAGCGTAGTCTACCAGATACAGGGCATTGACTTTACCATCACCAACTTGGTTTTTAGCATTGCCCTGACGCTCAAAGTAAGGCTTGGCTAGAGCACGCGCAATCGGCTTGTTGATGTTGCGGTCTCGGGGATCAATCAGGTACGCAATCAATGTGCCACTGGTCACGTCCTGCTTGACATACTTTCTGTTGCTGCCATCTTTGATGTTCATGCAGCTTGTCCAACCACGATCAGTTGACATACCAGCAATATCATACGGATGCATGGAAATGCAGATCAGTTGGTTGTTGCGCGTTGCGTTGGTCAGAGACTTTCTGTTTGGGTCTGAGTCAAACGCACGCTTTACATCAGGGTCTTTCAGAGCGCGACCGATACGCACAATACGACCTTGACTGTCTTTGCCTGTACCAGCAATGTAGTCAACGATCTCGATGTTCTTGGCACGCAAGGCTTCTTCGACAACGGACGGTGCTTTCACATCCTGCGCGATGTTTTTCATTACGCGGTCGGTCTTGGCATCGATATAGATACGCATTGCCTTGCGGCCTTTCTTACCACTCAGTTGTTCAAACAACTTGAGCAGCACGGGATTTGCTTTCCACCCTTTCACGTACTTGCGATACAGCGATGGTGGAAGTGCGCTGAGGCTGACTGCGATTTCCATAGTGTTCTCTATCTTGGTTAGCGATGCACAAAATTAGTTTTAAATCTCAACCAATCGCGCCATAAATGAACTACCGATTTGTTCTGTCGGACTGCATAGTCCACACAGTTTTGAGTACCAGAGGGTGCGCCGCAAGCCAACGCCCGTAATTCACTGACATGATCGACAATGAAGTTGTTGCGTTGGTTCAGCGCTAAAGAGGCGTTTTCCTGCGCCCACTCTTTTTCCGACACGACGACTATCACTTCATGACTCTTGTTTAATATCGTGTCGAGTTCCAGAACGCTGGTGACTGGCCAACGTTTATTAAAGCCGAGAAAAGGTACACAGCTAATCACTCGGTGGCCCTGTTGTATTGCTGCCGTTGCAATTGCCATATCCCATCCCAAAGCACAGCCGTGATAGACCGTGTTGTCCTCGTCAATGCGCAACATATGCCTTGACGCGAACTTATACAAGCACTGATGTGCCTGTTGATCGTAGCCACCGAGGCGATTCGGTCTGTGGCCCGTAAATCCGATGTTCATCCTTATAGATTTACAGTGTTACCTTTTGTTGGCTTTTCAGGAACGTTATGGTCTGTCTGGTGCCGGGATCAACACTAGCGGTAACATTGTAGTCCGTACCACGAGCTAATCTAACGTACAGTCCTTTACTCGAAGCATAGCCCAGAGCAAACTGGAGCGTTACTTTCTCAGCGGTCCTAGCTGCGGCCAATGTGGCAGAATATTTGCCGGGCACAGAAACGGAGCTGTCAGCAACAAAGTTTGATGGACCAACTGTTGGAGAGTAAGGAGCTGCAACATAGTCTACTTTCTTTGTATTGGTTATCGTCAACACAGGGTTAACCGTCACAGTGGTAAGCAAGGCACTAATGCCCGGCCACGACTTTGAGTAGGTCTGCTTTGTGCTGAACGTTCCATCATTGTATGCCTGCCAACCAACATAGGTCATTGAGATAGCAGGAAGCAACCCGAGGATAGGAGTTGTGTTCTTGATACCGAATGACGGTGCTGATAAGTCCTGACTGGCAATAGTATCTAAGGCGCTAGGCCAAAGCACAGCAGTCGGGCCGGCAGTCATATCGTACGGGTAGTTTGACGACAAGCTGGCGAACGGACTCTTGCCCCATGCAACACTGTTGTGGAATATATCCGTAAGTTTGGAATATGTCTCACTGCCTTGTGCGTATCGTAACTGAGTCAGATGGTAAGTCGTTCGTGTTGAGTCAACACCTCGTACGGGGTTGGTGGCTCCTCCAAAGCCTAGTGCTGCTCGACTTTCACGGAGGATGGT